CAAGAAAACAGTGCCTCCAGAGCACATTAGCGGAATCCCTTGGTACTGTGACCATGCAGAACCCGCTAGAATAGAAGAGATGCGACAGGCAGGTTTTTGGGTTAAGAAGGCCGACAAAGACAGAATCACCGGGATCGACTTTTGTAAGCGCTTGACAATTCACACTTTGTGTGATAATATATTCATAAACACAGAAAGAGCGTTGTACAAGTATGTCAAAGATTACAACGGTAATGTGATAAGTGATGATCCTAAGAAAAAGAACGACCACGGATTAGACGCGATGCGCTACGGCGCATATACCCATATCAGCCCTGTAGTAAACTGGAGACCAGGCGTATTTGTTGAGGATTCAGAGAAAAAGGATTCTATCAATCGAGAGCACCAGGAGCAGAGAAGACACGCGTTGTTAGACATGGGTTGCCAAGAAGCACTGACCGAAGAGGAACGTGATGCCTTGGTTGAACGGGATGAGATATGGGAATCATTAGCACTGTAAAACAGACCTTTGACAAGGTGGTTAACAGGAGCGTAAGGCCGAATCTGGCCGCTTCTTGCCATTTGTTGCCGGGGTCAAGGCTGCTAGGCAGAGAAGCGAGCCCCAAAGCCGAACAACAGCTTGCACGGAACCAAAGTTACGTATTTGCCTGTCAAGACCGTATAGGAAACTCGATGGCAGACGCTGTGCTAAGAGTTTTCGCTCAAACAGGGGAAAATCAGAAGCGCCCTGACAGAGCGTATTCCCCTGTTAAGGTTGAACCTGAAATTAAGCGCCATTTGAACAAGCAAAGCCTTATACGGCCATGCTACGATGTTCAAGAGCTGAAATCACACGGATTGATTGACCTGTGGCGCAACGTAAATCCGTGGATGAACTCTTTTGAGTTGATCTACCTTACGAACACTTTCATGGCCCTGACAGGGTCAGCCTATTGGTACATACTAAAAGACGATTTAGGGACACCCATAGAAATATGGCCACTCAAGACCCAGTGGGTACGTGTAATACCTTCTTGTGAGGATTTCATTGAAGGTTATTGGTATGGGCCATCGTCAGCGAACAGAGTATACATGGGCGCAGACGAAGTTATTTGGTTCCCGAACCAGATTTCTACGTTTGATTTCCGTAAAGGCAAGTCAACTCTTTCAGCAGCAATAGAGGCTAGTGACCTCTATCAGAAGATGAACAACTACGAAACGTCCGTTTTAGACAACATGGGTGTTCCAGAGAGTGTGTTGCTGTCTGAGCAGCCTATACCAAACAAGGAAGAACGTTCAAGGATACTCGGCGAATGGCGTAGGGCATACGGCGGCGTAAAGAATGCCCGTAAGACAGCGCTTTTAGAGGGCGGCCTTGATTTCAAGACGATAGGTCTTAGCCCTCGTGAGATGGAGTTCCTGAAAGGTCGTGACGTAACCAGAGAAGAAATTGCGGGTGTATTTGGCGTACCATTGTCACTATTGACCATTGAGGGTGTCAACAGAGCTACAGCGGACACAAACTTCTATATCTTCCAGGAAGTGACTGTCAAGCCACGGCTTATGCGTATACAGCAGACTTTGAACCAGACGCTGGTGCCGATGTTTGACGATTCAGGCAGATTGTTTATATCGTTTGACGATCCAGTACCGCAAGACAAAGAGTTTGAGCTTAGAAGGATGCAAACAAGTCTACAAGTAGGTCTTTCCACCCGCAACGAGGAGCGCAGACTTAGGAGTCTTGATTGTGTTGAAGACGGCGACGTCTTGCTTGTACCCACTAACGTGAACTCTATTGAGAACATACTTGAAGGTAACTCTAAGCAATCAACAACAGGAGCGGACACAGACCCTGACGACGGAGCCTCCAGGGATGGGTCAGGACGTGTACCGGACGAATAATGCCAGAAATTGAAGACATGACGCCTGACAAGACGTTTGTGAAAGACATTCTTGACAAAGTACCGTATGCAGAGCTTATCAAGGAGTATGCGGAGTGTGAATGCGGGATCAAGCAGACTTTCACTGAGGTTGAAGACCTTGTAGACGGCGAAAGTGCCGCTGTACACTGGGCTTCTACCAAGGATGTTGATGAAGTAGGCGACGTGATGGTGCCATCAGGTGGCGACCTTGACGTATTCAGGAAGACAGGGTCGGTTTTCATCGACCACGGGTCTTTTTTAGACGGATATAGCGTTGACAAGGTCATAGGCTCGAATATGTGGGTCAAAAACCACAATAACCAGGGGATATTAGCTAAGACCAGGTTTGCTAACACTCAGACCGGTAAAGATGCTCATTCTTTGGTGTTCGATGGACACGTAAAAGGCTGGTCGATAGGTTTCATAGGTATAAAGTCGTCCCGTCCAGGTGATAAAGACTGGGGCGAGGCTGTTAACGCCGCCAAAGCCGGGGGTACCAAAGGTTACAAGCCTAAATGGCTGGATAAAGCCGAACGAATCTATACAGACTGGAAGTTGCTCGAATATTCGCTTGTAGCAATACCATGTAACCGCGAAGCATTGACTTTGTCTGTTTGTAAAGACCTTGGTATTCACCCTGACACAATAAAGATGCTTGGTGTAGACGCAGAAGAAGTAGGCGAAGAGATCGAAGAGCTTGTGCAAGAAGAGAAAGAGGAAGAAGTAGTAAGGCTGGTCAAACGGATTGTACCACGCACAGTAAAGCGTGTATCAGCTCCTTTGACAGACGAAGATATTGCACGCTCCGTTAAACGGGCGTTTGATATACACAGAGGTAGGCTTTAAGGTAACAGGTGACATAGCTGGAGCACGTCCAGAGCGTGTAGGCGAAGGATCTGGAGTTACACATAAGTCCTAGAGAAACGTAACTTATTTTGAAAGGACTAGAAATGTCTATAAAGATCAAACTACTCAAGTCGTGGGAATACGGCGAAGAGGTGTACGAACCTGGAGAGGTACTCGAAGTAGATTCTACCACGGCAAAAGAACTTTTTGATGGCGGCATAGCCACTAAGGAAAGAGAAGTTAAGCCTGTCGAGGTCGAGTTTGTTGAAAAGGCCGACGGTAGTGATCTTGAGGCCAAGATTAAAGAAGCCGTTAAGTCTGAGATGGGTGAAGTTAAGCGCCAGAAGATTTCCGGTGGTGACTTGGCTTGTAAAGACGCTCCGAACGGTGGTTTTGAGTACAAACACCAGTTCTACGGTGCCGTAGCTAAGGCAGCTATCCCGGGCGCTAAGATGGACGAGCGCCTTCTTGTTAGGAAGACTGCGGGCGAGATGGAGACCGGTGACGGCGCTCTCGGTGGATTCCTTGTACCTGATGCTTTCATGGAAGAGCTTCTTGAAGGCACTCCGGCAGGTGGTTTGGGTACTCAGGGGGAGGTTCTCTCCCGTGTAAGGACACTCCCACTTGCTGTTAACACTATTGTAGTGCCATACCTTGACGAATCAAGCCGCGTAGACGGTAGCCGGTCGGGTGGTGTTAACTCTGCTCCAACTACTGAGGGTGGTCAGGCAAGTAAGAGCGCCCCGGCATTGGGCCAGTGTCAGTTGACGTTGAACAAGGTCACGTCGTTGATGTACGTCTCTGACGAGCTGATTGAAGACTCGCCTATGTCGATTCCTGCGGTTATCGAACCGGCGTTTACGGACGAGCTCACGTTTAAGCGCGAGAACCACATTATACGTGGAACCGGTGCAGGTCAGGCACAGGGTATCCTGAATGCTAATGCTCTGATTACGGTTCCTAAAGAGACGAATCAGGACGCGGACACCATCGTACCTCAGAACCTGACAAACATGTACAGCCGTATGACGGCATCCAGTATCCCGAACGCTGTATGGTTTGTTAACCAGGACGTGTTCCCGCAGATTCACCTGATGGCTTTGGCGACTGGTACTGCTGGTGTTCCTGTCATGCTCCCGGGCATGAGCATGTCAACCGCCCCGTATGGGACGATTCTTGGAAGACCGATTGTACCTGTCGAGTACTGCTCAACGCTGGGTGATGTAGGAGACATCATCTTCGCAGACATGAGTCAGTATCTGTTGGCTACTAAGGGCGGCATAACCGGTCAGACCAGTGTTCACCTGAGATTTGATTACTTCCAGACGGCGTTTAGATGGTCAGTACGTCAGGACGGTCAGTCTTGGAGACGCACAGCGTTGACGCCTGCTAACGGCAGCAACACTACGTCGCCGTTTGTCACCCTTGCCGCTAGAGCATAGAAAGGAGTTAACATATGCCTAAGCACAGAATAAGTCAGTACCACAACCTGGACGAGAAACTTGCGCCCACTGACATTGGTGGTACTACCGCAAATACAGGCTGGATTTATGTAGGTGATTGTAGCTCGATTGCCTTCCTGGTAATGACAGCCGCTGACTATAGCGACGCTACCTGCGTAATTACGGTGAAACAGGCCACTGACTCAAGTGGCACAGGTTCTCAGGCTGTTACGGGCCTCGGAGGCACGCTTGACGCTGCTGATGAGCAGGCGATTATCGAGATGAACATGGACGACATGTACGGTGGCGGTGCCACTGACGGTAACTATGATTATCTCCAGTGTGTAGTCACTGAAGCCAGCAACACCGGTGTGGATTACGTGTCTATCTCGGTTATTAAGACCGGCGACAGGTACAAGGCTGCTACTGCTACGCTTAACAGTGGCGCTGAAGTCACAGATAACACTTAGTTAGATAGGTAAGGCCGTGGTTATTGTAAATAAAGGGGTCATATCAGCAGCAGCATTGTGTAGCAAGCTAGTTGCAGATGACCAGGCACAAGACGAAAAAGAAGCCACGGCCTTACCTTTTAAAAGAATAAAATGGCCTTGTAACCACAAGGCGGTACTAAGGCAATCAGGAACGAAGCGCATGTTCGCTTCGCTCAATGAAAGGAGCGTTTCTGATGGCAATAGGTAAGCTACATAGTAAGTACAAGGACGACACCCTTCTAGCTACGCGTAACAACCTCAGAATGGAGTTCCCGGCAGCTAACTTTGACAGGGCGTACTCGTTCAACGACGATTTTATCACTCTAGCCACTGACGACACTACAGGGGATCCGACTGAATACACCATGAACGTGGTCGAGGCAGGGGCGGGTGACAGTACCGCAACTCTTGCAGACGCTGTTGGGGGTGTTCTAAGGCTTACGTCAGCCGCTAACGAAAATGACGGTGTGCAGTTGCAGACTAAGAGTGAGCCGTTCATGCTTGCTGACGATAAACCGTTGTGGTACGGTGTACGGGTTAAGTTCCCGAAAGCCACGCAGTTTGACGGTGCGTTCGGTCTTTGCATAACCACGACGACTGTTACAGACGGTGTTACAGACGGCGTGTTCTTCAGGACAGTAGACGGCGACGCGGCGCTTGATTTCATCGTTGAGAAAGACAGCACAGAGACCTCTACTGAAGCTATCACAACCATAACCACAAATACATGGTACACTCTTGAGTTCGAGTTTGACGGTACTAATGTGGAGGCTTTTGTAGATGGTACCAGCATAGGCGCAGCGGCTGCTACTAATATACCAGATAACGAAGAGCTCGCGGTCACGTTTGCAGCTACGAACGGCGAATCTGGTGCAGTTAACACGGATGTTGACTGGGTTAGAGTTACTCAGTTGAGATAGGGGGTACCGGATGGGTGTTTATAAATCATGGGAATCCCTAGCGAACCGAATTGACCAGATGCTAGACACTCAAGGCGACGGTTCCGGGTCAACTGATCAAGCCGTTGCAGGTAAGTCTATATCGTCTGTGTTGAACGCTAACCCTATTGTAGTCACAGCAACTAGTCATGGCAGGTCTAACGGAGATATAGTGTACATCTCCGGTGTAGGCGGCTGCACAGCGGCAAACGGTGTGTTTAAAGTAGCAAACAAGAATGCAAACACATTTGAGCTTAACACCACGGACGACGAGACGGTAGCCGGTAACGGGGCGTATACCACAGGCGGTACCGTGTACCCCGCGTTTACCTTCATACCAGACAGCTCGCAGAGAGCCTTGTTAACAAGGATTATGGTAAGCGCCACAAACAACTCCGCTTTGGCCCATAACGACTATCTTGGTGAAACAGCGCTATCTAATGGCGTAGTAGTTGAGGTAAGGAACGCTGACGGTCTTGTCAAGACATTGACACCAGCAGCAGTTACTACGTGGGCTCAATGGACGTTGGCCGCTGGAGTAGACATCCCTGTGACGGACACTACGCCTGGCTCAATTGGCGCTGTCAGATGGTCTTTCTTTAAAGACGCTGGTGACGGTATAGTTGTCAACGGTGCAAACGGCGAATACCTGATAGCTCGTATACAGGATGACATGAGCGGGTTGGTTTCACACGAGATGTCTGTTAAAGGTGTTTACACCGGTTAGGAGTGCGATATGGCTTTGGATTTGAGTGTATATGTGGATTTGGTTTTCCGTCTTATACAGGACAATGACAATATAGACCTAAGCACTCCTCGTGATTCTATGACCATATCCAAGAATGATAGTCTAGAGAACGGTACAGGGTCTAGTCAAGCTGATGTGCAGTGGCATGACCAGCGTACTCTTGCGGGTACTAGCGAAAACATTGACCTTGCCGGTTCTTTGACTAGCACATTGGATAGCAGTACAATCACTTTTGCAAACGTCAAAGCGGTACTGATAAAGAACAACAGCACCACCGCCACTGAGCAGTTGACAGTCGGTGGTGCTTCCAGTAACGCTTGGGATACAATGATAACGGACACAGTTATTGTTGGCCCTGACGGTGTGTGCTTTTTGTATAGTCCAATAGACGGCTTTGCCGTGACAGCCGGTACAGGCGATATACTTAAGATAACGGCTAGTAGCGGTGACACTATAACATATGACATTGTTGTCATAGGAACAAGTGCGTAAGGAGAAAAGATATGGATGGCACGACCCCTGCCACTCCTGTCAAAGTCCTTGGTATCATGTCCTCAAGAGACGGTACCGTGGTCGGTGACGGGTTAACGTCGTTATTTTCGAGACCAGTAGAAGGTGTACATCTTGAGAGTGCGGTAGTCTCACGGATATGGCCGGTTGACTACATGCGTAACGAGATTGTCAGGAAAGCTCTTACTAAAGAGTGGGATTATCTTTGGTTCGTAGACGATGACGTTGTACCGCCTCCGGGTATAACACGCTTAGCTTTGCACGATAAGGACATTATAGCAGCCCCTT